CTAGTAGATCGTTCTGTCCCCCAAGTATCAGCACCCCAAGAAGATGTGCCCCAACCATAACCTGCAGTTTGAAACGTTGGTCCTACTTCAACATAAGGATTAACGGTTGCAGCACCCGCTGCAGTCATGCCAGATCCTCCTTCTGCTCGTGAAGCTTGAACTGTAAACTTATCTATGTCTGGAACAGTTAATATTTCATAAACTTTTTCTAATTCTGCTGCTGTGTAATCGGAAGCACCTGTTACTGTCACACCAGATAATGTTACATACCTTCCTTTAGCTAAACCGTGAGATCCTTTATTTATAGTTACAGTATTTGAACCATTAACAGTTGTTAATGTACATCCTGTAATAGCTGTATCTAATGGAGTAATGTCAAAAAAATCATTACCGTAATATAAAAATAAACCTTGAGAGGTTCCTATAGCAGCATAACGTTCTCCCGCTAAAGAAGTCCAAGCTAATTGCGCTCTAGCAGCGCCAGGTAAAGTTTTAGATGCAACGGTCAATTGTTCCCAACCACCTATTTTTTCAGGCGCGGTATACCTAAAACGTACAAAGTCACCATCTACCCATTGTCCAGGAAGAGCTGAAGGTACGCTTTGTTTATTAAAACCAGGTGCAAAATCTACTTTTTTTAAGGCCATAATTGTGTTATATATTAGTTTTATAGAGAATGAAAGTCGTAAAATAAATTATGAACACAAAAAACACAACCGTCAAGGCCGATAGTATATTTGATCCTTTTGAACATATAAATAATTTCTACAAATATACGTTAGAAATAACAGATGCTGAAATACAACAGGTATTGTTTTTAATTAAAAATGCAAAAACCGACGGTCAAAAAACTACTTATCAAAATTTAAACATACTAAACTTTCCTATTTTAAAAAATTTGAGAAAACAAGTTATAAATATTTTAGATAAACATAATGTATTACTAACTAATAATTGGGCACAGTTATATAATAAAAATAATGAACATTGTGTTCACATTCACTATAATTCAATTTACTCTGGAATAATATATTTAAAAGGTGAAGATGCTAGTCCAACTATTTTTTACAGTCGTCATGTAGAACCATATGTTTATAATTTTAAAAAAAATATTTTATTAATGTTTCCATCGGATATTCCACATGAGGTTAAACCTTTAAAAAAAAACGAAGGGAGATTAATTATATCATTTAATACAATAAAAAAGGAAAACGTATGAAAGAAAAAACAGTAAATATAAATAATTTTATAGGCGTATATGATAATTACATTACTAAAGAAGAATGTAATAAAGCTATTAAATTATATGAAGATCAAAACAAATTTAATAATACTATAAATAGAATAGGTTTTGAAAAAGCATCTATATTACAAAAACAAGATCAACAATATTTTGCAGCACCTAATAATATTGATGTTTGGTGGAAATCTTTAAAATCTATGATGGTAAATTTCGATATAGCTTGGAATCATTATACTCAGAATACTGGAGCAAAGGATGCTTACGGAGTTCCTTTTCATTTTACAGATATGAAAATACAAAAAACTTTACCTACAGAAGGTTATCATGTTTGGCATATAGAACATGGTAAGGGATTTAAAAATGAGGCACGTGCTTTTGTTTTTTCTATTTATCTAAATGATGTGGAAGAAGGTGGAGAAACAGAGTTTTTACATTTTTCAAAAAGAGTTAAACCTAAAACTGGTAGAATAGTTATTTGGCCTGCTGCATTTCCATATGTTCACAGAGGTAATCCACCATTATCTGGTGAAAAATATATTCTAACTTCTTGGATGATGTTAAGATAAATGAATCATACTGAATACATTGTTGAAATTCATAACATAATAAAGCCAGTATTTATAGAAAAATTAATTCCTTTTATAAAACATAAAGCAAAAAAAAATTTACCTATAAATGCAGGTCTTGATAAAAATGTAAGAAATGTAAAAGGTCATCAGTTACTTCTACATACTCCTACAGACATATTCTATTTTAATATTATTAAACAGGAAATAGAAAGACTTTATTCTTTTTATAAAATTAAGTTTCCTCTAATGAAAAGTGAAAAAGTAAATCAAATAGATTTATTAAAATACACAGCTGGTGGTAAGTATACTGCTCATGTGGATAACGGCACTTCTACTAATAGGACCTTGAGTGTGATAATGAACTTAAATGATAATTATGAGGGAGGTGATTTAATATTTACTAATCAAAAATACGAAGAAATAAAAAGATGTAAATTAGGTAAAGGATCTATTGTTTTTTTTCCAAGTAATTTTATGTATCCTCACAGTATTGAAACAATTACAAAAGGAACAAGGTATAGTATAGTTGCATGGCTACAATAGATTATAAAATAATAAAAAATTTTTTTAATAGTAATGAATTAAAAATAATTAGAAAATATTGTGATAGTAAATTAGATGAAGGCCAATATAGATTTGATTTTCAATCTTTTTCACCAGCATGGTACCATGACCCTTTGATGATTTCTTTGTTAGATTTTAAATTACCAAAAGTAGAAAAAGAGTCTAATCTAGAATTATTTCCTACTTATGCGTATTGGAGATATTATATTTTTGGTGGATCTTTAAAAAAACATACAGATAGACCAGCGTGTGAAGTATCTGTTACTGCTTGTATTAAAAAATATGATAATTGGCCTTTAATTATAGAGGGTGAAACCATAGAATTAGAGGAGGGAGATGGTTTATTGTATGCTGGTTGTGTCCAAAAACATGGACGACCTGGTACATACAAAGGAAATGGAATGGCGCAATTATTTTTACATTATGTTGATAAGAATGGAAATTTTAAACATCACGCTTATGATAATTTTATTAAAGAAACTGATAAAAAGCAGTCAGAAGAAGATCTAATAAACATGAAAACAGTATAGTTGCATGGCTACAATAGATTATAAAGTAATAAAAAATTTTTTTTCAAAAGACGAATTAAAAATTTATCAAAGATATTGTGATAATAAAATAGCGGAAGGTCAATATGATTTTTCACCTATATCTTTTTCTCCATTTTATGTTGATGATCCATTGATGCTTTCTTTATTACATTATAAATTACCAGTCGTAGAAAAAGAATCTAACTTAAAACTACTTCCAGGATATGCTAGTTTAAGATATTATGTTTTTGGAGGAAGTCTATATATTCATAGAGACAGACCTGTTTCAGAAATAAGTGTTACCTCATGTCTAAAAAAATATGATAATTGGCCACTTATTATTGAAAATGAAACTATAGAACTTGAAGAGGGAGATGGACTGTTATATTCGGGATGCATACAAAGACATGGCCGTCCTGGAATATATAAAGGAGAGGGTATGGCTCAAGTGCTTATGCATTATGTTGACAAAAATGGACCTTTTTTACATCACGCAAACGATGCTTTTAATAGAGAAAGAAAACTAAGATTTAGTATCGAAGACAGAAAAATTATTAAAAAGGAAATTGAAAAATATTCTATGAGGAATAAGAAGTAGGTCTTGAACCTAATCTAGCAATTTTATCAGCTTCAGTTTCGTCTTCTTCATTATCATTATCCCAATTAGATTGTAATTGAGCTAAATGAGCTGAATCCCATCTAGAAGTAAAATCTGAAAAATCACCTAAATTAGCATCTTCCCACGTAGAGTGAGGAGTACCATCTCTGTATTCTACAGTATCACTTGGATTGCTTGTTCCATATTGAATAGCCCAAACGTTGTCCCATTTGGCTAGTCCCCAAAAATCATTATCAACAATATTGTAACCAGTACCCGCAGCATCACCACTTTGTTTGATGACTAACTTGTCTTCAAATACTACTGTCCATGTTGCGTTTGTTGCCATAATTTCTCCTACGTTTTAATAATATAAATGATTGTTAAATAAGGTTGTACAACCGAAGTTGCATCACCAGAAAAAGTTGCACTCATATTATGAGAGTGACCTGATCCAGATCCTGTATTACCTATAGATACATTAACGCTACCTGGATTAACTCTACCTCCTGAGGTAATTCCTGGTGCACCTTCATCTGGTGGTAGATTAGTACCTGCTCTTGATGGATTTGTATTTCCAGGGTGACTGTGACTAGCAAGTTGTGCTGTTGATAAAGTTGCGTTAGCTGTTGAACCTCCAACGTTTCCAGTTGATGCTACAGTGTTTGCTCCACCAGTTGATGCTAAAGCTTTGTTATTAGATTTTCCAACCGGTACGTTATCTTGTAAGTCAGGAACATTAAAATTACCGCCTCCTGGATCACCGTAAGTTGTACCAATGATTGCAAATAAATCTGCGTAAGTAGATTGACTTACTGCCTGTCCATTACACTCTAAAAAACCTGATGGTATAGAAGAATCTGACCATGGAACGATTGTTGCTGTAGGTATGCCTTCAATACCTGTAAGGTTTGCTCCATCAAAATCGTATTTAGTTGCTTCGTAATTTGACATATTATTTCTCCGTGTAAGTCCATCCTGTTGTAGCGTCTCCAGAATATACTAATCCAAAAGCTGCGCCTTGTGTATTAACAACAAGATCAGATGCTGCATTAGCTATATTAGAAGAGTTTCTACCAACAGTCAATGCGTTAGTATTGAAATCATAACCTTGATCTACAAATTGTACTTCATCTCCTGTAGCAGGTGAGGCTGGTAGCGTAACTGTTACTGCTCCACCATTTGTATTTACTAAAAGTTTAGCACCAGCTTGAACTGTTTCTGCTGCTGAAACTGCTCTCCAGTTTCTTTGTTCAGAAACTTTAATACAATTAGTTCCATCAGAGTAAATTGTGTAATTATTTCCTTCACATAATAATACACCTGTTCCAGATGTAGTTTTAAACGTTAAAGTATTTCCAGCATGATCACATGCATCTTGAACAATATATGTTTTTTCAATTGAATCTGGAATAGTTACGTTTAAATTAGAAGCCAGTGTACCTGTTAATTTTATAACTTCATTTTTACCATCGGACAAAGCACCGTTTGTAAAAGTTAAAGCTCTAGAGGCGTTAGTTACGTTAAAAGATGTAAAACCACCTATAGCTTGTTCTAGAATTAAAAGGTTAGTATTTGTAATTTGTCCCCAAGTTCCTGAGTTTTCCCCAGTTGCTTGTACTGTAAGTTTTAAATTTGCTGATGTTGAATTCGCCATATTAAATTCCTTATATCGTTTATATTATAAAAATAAAGAGAAAGTGTCAAACTCTTTATGCAACGACTTCCCTCCATCCAGGAGGATCTATTGGAGCAGAACCTGTATTTATTTCGTTCCAGATAAGAGCATTACCACTTCCTAGTGTTGTAGTCAACCCAAAACCATCGAAAGTTGCAGTGGCATCTGTAAATGCAGATACTGAAGCAACTCTAGATAACAAAGGAAAACCTGTAGGAATTATAGTTTGACCTGGAATACCTAACGCGGTGCCTAAATTAGCTGTCATTCCTATACCTGTTGGAACTGGAGACACGCTTATAGAACCTACAACAGTTCCTAAAGAGCCAATCATGAAATTACCTTGAACTGCCGCATCAGGTGCAGGGTCTACTTGACCTAAAGTTATTTGAGCTACGTTTAAAGTATTGGCTACAATATTTGCATCACCAGTAACTTCTGTTGGAGATCCTAAAGCTGCAGTCATTGCAATTCCAGAAATATCTACTTGAGCTGAT